CACCAAGCGTCGCGCCCGGAATGAAAAACCCCTATAGAACGGGGAACATGACGGAAGCATTAAAGCTTGAAATTGAGAATCCAGAACTTGCCAAAGTGCTGAAAGCAGAAGCGCAAAGAGGGTAATTCACGGTAAACTCTCGCAACCTTAAATATGGCTGCTCCATATCAAAATTACTCTGGGGGAACATTCCTCGGAGATCTAGTAACAAGACCAGAATTCTTGGGTTACGTCCAAGAGGACATTTACAACGCATGTAAGTTTGTTCAATCTGGTGCGCTTGTTCGTAACAGTGCATTAGACGCAAAAGCTGGGGGAGTTAAGGTTCAAGTCCCTTTCTTTAAACCCATTGCGCCAACTGAAGAAAGAATAACTTCAGCGAACAACTGGGGTACATCTGGAGCCGGTTATTTAACACCACAAAAGATCGAAGCCACCGATCAGATCATGCCGATCATCCATCGTGGTTTCTCTTATGCGGTAGACGATCTTTCAAGACTTGGTACAGGATCAGACCCAATGGGTGCTATCCGTAACCAGATTTCCCAAGCAATCAACAAGCTACGTACAGCAACAATGCTTTCACAGCTTGACGGTATCTTTGGAACAGTCACCGGTAACGCAACAGACGCATCAAGTAACGCTGCTTCAACAGAAGCTAACTACTTATCTATCTCTAACGTTATCAAGGCTAAAAACCTACTTGGCGAAAGATCTAGTGAGTTAAGTGTGATCGCAATGCACTCCGATGTATATGCGTATCTACAGCAAGCAGGTTCATTGCAATTCTCATCTACTGCTTTAGCTGCATCTGGAGCAATCCAGTGGGGTGGCGGTGGAATCGGTCAAACACAGACCGAAGTTGCATACTTCAATGGCCTTCGTGTCATTCAAGATGACCTATGCGCTCCAACACTTAACGTAGGTGGTTCTGACCAGTATCCTTGCTACATCCTTGGTGCTGGCGCACTAAACGAAGGTGTTCAACAGGAGTTGAAAATCGAGTCTGATAGAAACATCTTATCGAAACAAGATGTCATCTCTCTTGACTATCACTATGGTTTCCACCTAGGCGGTACTAAGTACGGCGGTGCTGACAACCCAACAAACACCAACTTATCTACAGCAGGTAACTGGACATTGGCTTACACCGAGCGCAAGATGGTTAACGCTGTGAAAGTTACAGTTAACACACCATTCTCAGTCAACAAAGCTTAATTGCTTTTTGTTGAGACAAATAAGGAGGGGAGCTTTACACAGGTTCCCCTTTTTATTACACGTATTACACTGAGTTAAGTTGGATGAGGTAATCAAGTGATCTCTATGGTTCGCTTTTATCTCATGCCGCGAGAAGGAATACCCGATAGTTCATTACCGACTTATTACCCATCGGTCATTGATGTCAATTCCCACGACGCAAGAAAGACCAGACGCAGATTAAAAACGCAATATAAAAGCTTAGACATCATCGCTGTTCCCCTCTAATGCCACTCCCCACAGCTACAAGTTACGTCCCAAGGGCTGACGCTGACACATACTTCGCTACTTCGTTTAACGATGCGGCATGGACAGCGTTAAGTGACGCACAAAAAGATTTAGCTCTCAAGGTAGCGACAAGAAATTTAGAAACCCTCCAATGGTATGGAACGAAGTGTACAGACGATCAGGCATTGCAATGGCCCCGAGAGGTAGCAGCCGACGGTTCTTGCAATGCCACCGTATGCACAACAGTCCCACCAAAAGTAGTTGAAGCCACTTGCGAGTTAGCTCTCAAACTTCATTCCAATCAATCAGTTTTTATCGACGGTCCTGAGTCAACAACGACAGGTACTTACGTATCAAAGCAAAAATTAGGAGATCTAGAAGTTGAGTATGACGAATTTGATGGAGCTAAGAGCGTATCAACTGGCCCAAAAATTATTGTTTTATTTCCGTGGTTAAAAGAACTCCTACGCTGTTATGCAAGGGTTGGTAGTGCATCCATTTTACTAAGTGTTAGATCGTGAGCAAACTAGACACCATTTTTGGACCAATACCGGGTCCACTAATCAGCGAATGGGGTCAATCTATGACTTTTATCCGCAACTCTGGGGAGGGAACTTACAACCAAGCAACGGGTACTGTTACGACAACCGAGACTCGTATTCCAGTAAAGGCAATTATTACTCAAGTCAGTCCATCAGAAGTCGAAGGATCTTTAGAATCAACAGATGTCAAGATTATGATCGACGCGGCTCAATTGGGCTCAACCTACATAACAACAGCAGACCAGTTTGAATACACCGAAGATACAGCAACCATCACAGCTAATATCGTTTCAATCAATATTGTTAGAGGAGATAGCCCTATTTTTTACACTTGCTTCGCTAGACAACAATAATGCCTAAGAAATCACTAGATCAATTAATTCCAGACTTTAAGAAAGCTCTTAGTAAAGGAATGGAGAAAGCAGCGGATGAAGTTGTAGTTGGTTTACAGGATGTAGGACCACATTGGACAGGTCAATTTGCTGCATCTTGGGGTATCGCTGTAGGTAAGACAACTATTCCCGGAGTTACACCATTGCAGGAACCGTGGTTATTACGAGGAAGAGATAAAAAGATTTATGATCCAATATTTAAAAGAAAAGCCCAAGGATTAGAGGGATATACAGTTGGCAATCTTACTGATTACAAGCTTTATGCAATGGATCAGCTACCCATGACAGGTATTAAGAGAGGAGATAAAAAAGGTAGAACAGCAGAGAAAGATTGGTTTAGGAAGTTTACACTTAGACGAAGAAGCAGTCCTTTATCACAAATTGTCGATAAAGCTCTCACTGATGTATTTAACACATACAAAATATGACTCTTCAATCTATCCGAGCGATTTATGAATCCCCAGTTATCGCTGCTCTTGCTGCGTTAACACCTACGGTCACTTGCTACGTCGATAACCAACCAGTTAAAAAGACAGACGCAGTAAAAGAACATGCCTTAATTAGACTAAGTTTCACAAGTACGACTGAGACTACTCTCGGTCCAAGCATGGAAAACTTAGGAGGTTTATTAATTGTCGAGTGTTTCGCTAAGAAAAATCAAGGTCCAGCCAGAGCGCAAGAGATGATTACGGCTGTGATGAGTGCGCTAAACAACCTCAATACGTGTTCACCTCACGCATCTACAGGTGTTTACGGGACTGTAGGCCAGATCATTGGTCCAGACTTTGTATCATTAGAGGATCAGCCACATTACATGGCAAGTATTAGCTGTGCTTTCAAAGCAACTCACTTAAGTTAGAATCTAATTAAGTACTAGCCCCCGTGTACTAACAACGCCCCCGCTGTTGTTTCGACTCTCTTCTAGAGAGCTAGACCCATACCAGTTTCTTGCTCAAGTCAAGTTCTTACTGGCACTGATGGCAGCGTTTGGTTTCAACCAGCGTCTACAGAATTTTGCCTAAAGGACTTTACCGACTTTCCCGCTGGAACCACAGTAACGGTTCCATCTGATCACGATTTTCGTGTAAACGACCCTATTAAGTTCACTGTCCAAGGCAGTGCTTCTTTATCAACTGCTTTAACAGCTGGTACAACTTATTACGTTGTAGCCAAAGCTGCTACCACTATTTCAGTGGCTACGGCTGTCGGTGGTTCTGCAATTACTATTACCGCTGATGGTGGTACTGGTAGCGCAGATTCCTCGAATACTGGCACTAACCACATAAAGGTGGAGTATGCGGATTTCGCTGCAATCTGTCAGGTGAAATCTTTTACACTCGATTTATCGCGTGAAGAGATTGATACTACAGTTTTACCTTGCGTTGTTAGTACCACCGGCTCACTAGCTTCATTTAGAACGATGCAAGCTGGTTTCGCTACCGGTACAGGTTCGATGGAAGTTCAATTTACGGATGACCAGACGAATCTTGCTAACCGTTTACTCGGTAATAGCATGAGAAAAAATCAGGACGGCGCAGAGGTTCGACTCTTCGTTAATACTGTTGGTACTTCTTCTACACCAGACTTAAACGATAGTCTTTACATCCAAGCTCCTATCTCAATCATGGGATTTAGTTTGAATGTCACACCCGAAGACGTAATCGTTGGTTCACTAAACTTTAGTCTTAGTGGACAACCAACTCATCTACTTGGCAACTAAGCTAAGTTAGAAGGGAAAACAAGGCTCCTATGTCTGCGGGAGCCTTTTTTATGCTTATAATTAACTTAATTAAGTAATTATTTATGTCCTTAAGCTTGATCGACGAGCTAAAGAAAGCTGCGAACCTTAAAGCGACAAAGAGAACCGTTGTTTTAACTAACGGCAAAACTATTGAGTTTTATTGCACACCTTTAACAATGGCTGAGCGCGAAAAAGCGCAAGCACAAGCTAAGAATCCGGAAGATACCAATACACTGGCTCTTCAACTCTTAGTTAATAAAGCTCAGAGTAAAAGTGGTGAAAGATGCTTCAACGTCAGTCATATTGCAGAGTTGAAGCACTTATGCAAGGAACAGGATGTCCAAGCGTTGATGCTTGCAGTGATTAGCGACACTGAAGAAGAGGAGGTACCAACCGACATGAAAAGAACTAGAAAAGCAGCTCCGGAAGGATAATTTTATGATGCTTTCCTTCGGAGTAGCGAAGGAATTAGGCATGACAGTCCAACAGCTTTACCAAAACATCACTCTTCAAGAGTTGTTGGCTTGGTCTGCATATTTTTCAATCATCAATCAAGAGCAAGATGAAGCTATGAAAAAGGCTAGACGACGCTAAAGTGTGGAAACAACCTAGTTGAGTTAGACCGTTGGCAATTTACGCAGCCGATATTCAGATATTTGTAAAGAACAAAAGAGATCTTAATGATCTAGAGAGAAGATTTAAAAAGCTCAATGCGATGTCATTGACTTTAAATAAGACTCTCAGAAACTTAGGAAAAAGAAACGCGATAAAAGTAGATACAAAAGCTGCTGAAAGCGCAATCAGCAGGCTTGATAAAAAGATTCGAGCATTAAGTCGCAACGTATCCGTCGGAGCAAGAACCTCAGTAAGTGGTGGCAGAAATACCGGTTCAGGTGGTTCGGCTGTCGGTCCTTTACTAGCAATGGGTATGTCTAGTTCTCAGATGAGAGCTAATACCGACCAATTAAAAAAAGTAGAACAAATCTATGCTGAAGTTACAAAGAAAACATCTTCGTTATCAAGGGAGCAACAACGCCTTAATCAAGTCAACGAACTTGCCAAGCGAGTCACAGATAAGGTAAACGCTGCTTCACTAAAACTTGTACAAAACGAAGAGAAGCTAACTAAAGCTAAGAGACGACAAAAGTTTGCTCAGAATATGAGCAAGAAAGAAAATCAAAGTGCAAAATTACAAGTAGAGGCATTAACAAATTGGAATAAACGATATAACGAGCAGTTAAAACAACAAATAGGACTACTAGGAAAAGTAAAGAACGCACAAAAGAATCGTGCTGCTCAGATATCAGGTAAAGCAACTAATCCTATGGCTAAGGGAGCGATGGCGGGTGCTGGTACCGCCGCCGCCTTATCAGGAATACCGGGCAGTCAAACAGCGGTAGGAGGTTTTATTGCTGGCAAGATAGCGACAGGTTCAACTGCCGGAGGTGTCTGGGGTGCGGTTGCCGCCGGAGCCCTAACCGCAGGATTTGAGGTAGCTAAATTTGCTCGTCAATCAACAATAGCTTCCGCAGAATTTGAAAAAATGAAGCTAGCCCTAACAGGAGTAGTTTCTAGTAACGAGGACTATGCAAAGTCTCTAAGTGCAGTAGATGACATTTCAAAGAGTTTGCTAATTCCACAAGCAAAAGTAATGAAGAGCTTTACTCGATTACAGGCAGCCGCATCAGCTAGTGGATTTGAGGTAGACGAGATGAAGACAATGATGAAAGGATTTAGTTCGGCGTTGGTGGCGACAGAAGGAGATACCCAAAATTTTAACGGGGTTATGCTTGCACTTTCTCAGGTGTTAGGAAAGGGCAAGGCTGCTGCGGAAGAAATTCGGGGGCAAATCGGTGAAAGATTAAGTGTAGTTATTCCCGAATTAGCAGCCTCTATGAAAATAACAACTGCGGAATTAGATACTCTATTTGATGAAGGAAAAGTAACGGTGCAAGATATAGTTAATCTGGGAGAACATTTAGAGAAAAAGTATGGAGAATCAGCGGAAGGTATAATCAAGAGTACTATGAATGCCGGTGAACGCCTTAAGTTTAGTATGTCTGAACTTGAGTTAGCACTCGGGCCTATCTTTAAAAATATCGGTGCATTCTTCCAGAATTTAGCTACGGGAATAGTTGATGCGACTACAAAATCAATAAATGCTATTAAGAAGTTTTTAGGTGTGGGTCTTGAGAATCAAATTAATAAGTTAAAAGGCGAATTACGTTTCTGGGAGAAACTTTTTGAGCTACAAGACAAAGCAAATAAGGGCTTAAAGGGGCTTGGATTTAAACAAGGATTGGAAGGTACAGCCGGCTTTGAAGGCAACAAAAATTTTATCCAAGGGCTTAAAAATAGAATAAGTTCATTAGAGGAAGAGTTAGATAATCAAGTGAAAACTACGGGTACAAAAGGTGAAAAACCCGAAGGGGGAGATCCTAAAGCAGAAGCTAAGCGTAAAGCGGATTGGAAAAAGATCGAAGATCGTCTAAAAATCGACTTGCAATTCCAGAGGGATCGAATTGCACTTGGAGTAAAAGAAGCGGAAATCCAAAGACAATTAAATGAGTTGAAGATGCAGTTCCCCAAAACGGACTTAACGGGTGTGGAGCAGTCTATAAGAACATTAAGTGAGCTAGAAGAGCAGACTGTTTCTAATAAAGTTGCCTTTAAAGAGTTGCAAGAAGAAGCAGCTAAGAGATTAAGAGATCTATACAACCCTGTTGAGCAACTAAAAGTAATCACGGAAACTTTCAACGATAGTTTCTCCCAAGCAATTCAAGAAGTTGTCCAAGGTACTAAGAGTATGGGAGATGCTATTGCAAGTATGTTGACTCGTATTGGTAATACGTTCATACAGACCGCCGCAGATATGGCAGCAGCGGCAGCGACAAAAGGATTAACGAAGTTCTTAATGGGTTCACTCTTTAAGAGTTTTGATTTGGGCGGTACATCGAGCATAGGTAGTCAGGTAGGAGATTCTCTTGGGTCTTACTTACCTCCTGCTCCTCTTCCTGCAATTCCTGACACTATTACTAATACAGGAGGTAATTATAATTTTGCCTCTGGAGGATACGTTGACCGTCCGACTAAAGCTCTTATCGGAGAAGGGTCTGAGGGGGAATACGTAATACCTGAATCCAAACTTAACGAAAGTCTTTCTAGGTATCAGGCAGGTCATCGAGGTAGCTCAGTCGTTCCCGGTGGTGTTGGCGGTACTGGTAATTCTGCGGGAGGGTCTGGTGAAGTCACAGTTAATTACACCGGTCCTACTCTTAACTTCAATGGTGATGAGTACGTACCACGCTCAGCGGTTCCACAGATTATTAATAGTGCAGCGAAGGCTGGAGCTAGTGCAGGTGCATCAAAGACTTTTAACGAGTTAAAAAATTCTCGTAGCCAGAGAGCGAGGTTAGGTTTATGACAATCATTGCCTTAACTAATTTCCTGACGATTACAGATAAACAAGGTAATCTTCAATATCTGTTTCAAAACGGTAATTACGGTGACGGTACAAATAATGGACTTATTAGAGACAATAAATTACCGGAAACATCTAAAGACTATAAGTATCTAAGTTTCCTTTATCAGGGTGCAGCAAAATCACGTAGTGGAGATAACTTAGAGGCTTCTATCATCTTGGCTAATACTGGATCTAGAGATGTACCAACGACAGTAGCTAATAAGTTATCAATGAATTACGCGAAGGAAGCGGTTGAAAGTAGATGGAGTATTCAAGTTACAACCTGCATTATGGATTCTGCTTTTTCAAATATTCAGACTGTGATGACTGATGAGAAATGGATAGCGGCAAGCATGAGCTATGACCCTGAAACAATAGAAGTTTTATTAAGTAGTGCTATTGATGCTGTAGGTGCAAACTGTCCAACCCGTGTTTTAACGACAGAGCAAGTAGGTCAACTACCTGTAACTGGGTCAGTTCAGAACATGTGAATCCTTCTAATTTACTTGGAATGTCATATAGGTTAGGTGCTGATCCAGTTAAACATGGAGCTGCTGACTGTCTTTCCTTAGCTAGAACAGTTGTTGGGTTCTATGGTTTTGAGCTTCCACCAACTCAGAGAGACTGGTATAGACGACTAAGGAAAAAAGATTACAGTGTTTTTTCAGATGAGCTAAATCGGTGGGGAGTCAAAACAACCCCTAAACTGGGAACAATAGCCTTATGTGAATCCGATAGCGGTTTAGGTATGGCATCTTTTTATTTAGAGGGATGGCTGAGCTTCCAAAAGATATTCGACGAGTCGGTGGTTCGATGGAGTCCTATCGACGGCCTGCTGGTCCACGACGTTTACTTCCAGCGGAAGCCGAACTTTGTAATGCTTTAGGTATTGAAGAATCTGATTATTGGGGTTTTGTTGACTTAATTCAGTTGCATCGGCCCACTCGACCGAGTGAATATGATCTTGTTCCTAATATCGTAAATGACCCAGTATCCACCTTCTTCGCTACGAAGGCTGGAATGGTAGTAGCAAATATCGTAATAGGTATCTCAATTAATTACATAGCTAGCTTATTAGCACCAAAACCCAGATCAAAGACAGCAGGGACAAATCTAAGAACAGCAGATAATTATGGTTCACGCGCTTACGCACCTCAATCAGGATTTAATTCAGTACAAGAGTTAGCTGCATTAGGATCTGCAATACCTTTAATTTTTACTAAACAGCATTACGAAAACAGTCAATGGTGTGGAGGTATTCGCGTTAATTCTCAACTTCTATGGTCACAGTTTTTAAGTCAGGGTAGTTCTCAGCAACTAAAGATACTTGCATTGTTCTCACATGGGCCTATAGCTTCTCCACCTGACTTTGATGGTTATGCAATCGGTGATTTAATACTTAGTTCCTATAACAAGTCAAAAATTGCTCTTTATTTCAGGAGTGGAAATGAAGTCCAAGATAATCGAATAACAATCGCAGATAAGTATGATCAGGGAACATTATCTGAGTCTTCTTTTAAAACTATTGAAGGGGTAACAGATCCATTCTCCATTGAATTTCCTGTTACTAAAAAGTATTCCGGTTACAACCAAGAGACAACTGTAAAAGCTTTAAGTGGAGCTAGTAACCCAACAACACAGGCTATTTTTGGTCTCTACAGTTCTATGCCTAACGGTAATCAATATAAATTACCTTTTGAATTCATAATGGAACTTCGAGGTATGTCGCCTCAGACAATTCAAGATACATGGAAAAAGAAGAGAAAAAATGCAACATCATGGCCTACACGCTCAGGTCTAATTGAAGCACGTGGATTAACAGGCGACAGAAAAGATGTTCATGTTATTGCGGGACACACTCTTACTTATGAAGTTTCAGGAACAGAACAAGAAAATGCAGAAACGAATGAACCTTGGAAAGTAGAAGATATTAAATCAGCTATTAGAAATATTCGTGAGGATTCAGATGCAACTCTTTCAATAGGTGAATCTTATATGATTGGGACTGCTTTAGCTCGTTTAGACAGGATAGTTAGCGATCCTAATAGTCCGGGCAAAACTTGGGAAACAGGTATAAAAAAGACCTATCATTTTGTAGTCGTAGAAGCGGGAAAAGTAGATACCATTAATATTGAAAATCATCTTAATAACCCTGTTTATAGCGGAGACGAAAGGTCTTTTACAGAAGCTAAAAATAGTTTATACAGTCCACAGGATATTTATGTATTACAGAAGTGTGCCATCGCTACGGTTACAAACACAAGAGAATGTGATGTAACTGAAATTGGACTTAAGTCAAAGGTAAATAAACAGATTAACGGTCAAAACATCAATAGCCATCCTGATTCAGCAACAATTTATAGATATTGGGAAGACAGAGCTGCTATCTCTCTAGGTAGTATTCAGAGAAACATAAGTAGATTTAGTTTCTTCAAGCTACAAGTAAAGCAAGGTGATTTCTGGTATACCCTTTCTAATGAAAGTAATACACATTCGGGTTTATTTTGTATCGTCGGAAAGACACCACAAGATCAGTTCAATTATCTGTCAATTAGACATCCACAAAAAGGTCAATATGTTTATAGGCTTTTGCCTTGGCCGGGTAATGATGTAGCAAAAAATTGTGTAGGTGAAACACCAAGCTCAAGTAAACGAGTCAATATTTTAAATGCGTCTTATTCGGAAGATTACGACGCTGTTAAAAGTTTTGATTCAAATGGATTTAGTATTCGATTTATTGGTCGTGATGATGTTTTTTTAACGGCTGACCGAGTAAGTAATGCGGAGTGGGTACAAGATATCGGACAAACTTTAAGCCTTGTCGAGAATACCGGTCCTGTTATTTCTTTAAATAGGACAGATACGGCAGGTCAGGGGCAACCTCTTGTGTGGCCTACAGAAACGGGATGGGTCGATTCACCTGTTTCGGGGTTATATTCTCCTGCTTATTACTTTTACCCCGTTGGTCCTACAGCAGGTCACTACAAAAATGTGACTTTAGTTACTACTGCTAAGGATGCCAGAGGAGTTACTTACTGGAATTTTTACATTAACTCATTTCACAGGGGTCCGACTTTAGGTTCATTAGTTAATGGAACAGTTTGGGGTGAAGACATAGATACAATATGGTTTAAGCCCAGAACAGGTAATTACAGGTACAGACCATACGAACAAGTACGGACTACGCATCCTGAAGACCCGACTATGACTTTGATTCAATACAGTGTATTGGCTCAAGTACAGCAGGAAGTACCTGCGGGAGATGATTTTAACGGCATAGTTTATCCAACCCAAGGAAGTGGAACAGGATTAGCTTTAAATCTTAGAGTCGTCTCAAATGCAACTGGTTATGTGGCTCAGTGGTCTATTAATGCGCCCGGTGATGGCTATAAAGACGGTGAAACAGTCATTATTCCTGCACAGACAGGTAGTTCAGACGGTCATAATTTTCCTGCTACACCAATCCAGATAACAGTCGATACGGCAACTACTAACGAAACAGGATCGACACTTATTAATAACCTTAATCCCTACGATAAGATTATCGATTTCCCCCAATATTACGAGAGTGATAATGCTAGTAATAAAAATAATCCAGAACATCAAGTCTGTTATGTCAATCAAATAACCGAGCCTGATGAAACAGGTCCGGCTAACTATATGGATTTAGCTTTTGCTGGATTACGTCTTAATAGTTCAAAAGAATGGAATAATTTTTCTCAATTCTCTGCATACTTTAAAGAAGGAATAGTAGTTGAACGATTAATAGATGGTGGTAGAGGACCAACTAATCTGTTCCCTGAGATTGCCTATGCTTTATTAACTGATCCGAAGATAGGTGCAGGTAGTTTGATTGGCGTGGAGTCTGTAAATAAAGAAGAGTTAACCTACGCAGCCAAATTTTGTAGAAATAATGGTTTTTATTGGGACGGAATGATTTCGACTAATCTAAATCTAAGAGAATTTCTATATGAGATGAGTGGCTATATGTTTTTAGACTTCACTGTTATTGGTGGGCGTTTCTCTTTAAAGCCTACTGTTCCACATTATGTAGATAGTAATGGTAATCCCGGTGAAATTAAAAATGCGGATAAACCTCAAATAAAAGCTCTATTTAGCGACGGAAATATTAGTGATTTAAAGGTGTCATTTCTTAGTCCAGAAGAGCGTCAACTATTTAAGGCAGTCGTTATGTATAGGCAAGAAGTTCCAAATAGATTTGCAGAAACAAAAACTATTACAGTACAGCTAAATAGGGAAACACCGTATGGAAGTGTTTTACCTGTAGAACGGTTTGATCTTTCTGGTTTTTGCACAAGTCGGGACCATGCACGACGTTTCGCTAGATATGCAATTAAGACAAGACAGTTAGTTGATCACGGTTTAACTTTTAAGACTAGCCCTCAGAATTGTGTTGGATTAATACCGGGAGATTACTTTAGACTTGTTTCAGAAGTAAGTCATACCAGTCGCTTTAGTAATGGAGCAATTACTGATACTGGTGAGGTTGTTACTCGGGAGCCTATAACAAGTGCAATAGATATTTATTATTGGAAGCCGGGTTCGACTCAAGTTTTAGAAGGTGTATTACATCCTACTGTTGTTTCTCAAGCTTATTGGGGATCACTATTTACAAGAAGAAACGCCACAACAGAGAACAGAGTCTATAAAGTGGAATCTATCTCATACACTGATGAGGGATTAGTGGAAATAGCAGGAAGCTTTGTTCCTTTAACTAGCTCTGGATCACTAGCTGTTTTAGATTGGTTTATGGTTGAAGGGAATCCATCATCTCAAGAGTTTGTGGAAACTGACTCTGCTCAAGTACCTATAGGAGGCTGGTAATGGCAACAGGCGCACAAGCATTCCCAACGGTCTTACCTACTTCGAGATCTTATACTCCCGGTGAGTATGCAACACAAGAATTTGTTGCGCTTAATGGTGTTAAAACTTATTTGCGTTACGGCAATAAGAGATCTGAATCGACTTTATCTTTAACTTTTAAGAACATAAAAGATAGTGATGCTGACGATATCCTTACTCACTACGTACTTGTTAACGAGAATTGGTCAGCCGCTAATGAAAAGACTAGATGGGTAACTTTTAGCTCATTTAATGGGCTCGCTGGCTTAGAAGGAAATCTCCCTAGTTATTTTCGTGAAGACGGTCTTAGATGGCGTTATTCTGAGCCTCCAAAAATTACAAGTGTGCAAAAAGGCATCAGTAATGTCACTTGTAACTTTGTCGCTTGCCTAGATGCGCCTAAACTAAGTTAATTAGTATGACTTAACCCAGTGGCTTATTACTCAGGACAAGATGGACACCTGTATATAGACGGTACTATTGCCGCTAAGGTAGTCTCTTGGAGTTTCTCTTCAACGCAAGCAACTCTTGATACAACTTGTCTTTCGGACACAGACACCACAGCGACAGAAGGAATCCGGAGTATTAGCGGTAGTTGCAGGATTTACTACCATAGCGATAGCAGTGGTAGCGGTGATGCTAATAAATTAATAAATAAAATGATTAAAGCAAGGTCATCTTCTTCTATACCCGGTGTTGCTGCTAAACAAAATGCCACAACAGGAGAGACAGCGACGACATTAAAACTTGGGTTTAAGGATTATCAATCAAATAATAAGCAGATTGAACTAAAGGTTATCTTGACTAATGTTTCAATGAGCAGTTCTCAAGGGGAAGTTTTAGCAGCAGACGTAAGCTTTATTTCTAATGGCGCACCTACAGCGGTTACTATCTAATGTCTTCAGTAGTAAAGGGTGATACCGGTTATATTGAACTACAGCGCACTTCGTTGGAATACGTTGTCAGAGCTACGCTTAACCCTGATGATGTCAATACAGGAAAGAAGAGATTCTCTGTCTTAGATATTGATTCTTCTGTTATTACGGGAGATCGTTTAGATATTTCGACTGTAGATGATAGTGATATGGAATTAGTGAGTGGTCATAACTATCCAGACGGTAGTTGGTATGTCAATGTCGATGCTGCCGGAGGACTGCGGCTTTTTGAGAGTTTTGATATGGCTCTTGAGGGTCTTGCTGCTAATGCTCTTGCATTAGTTACACCTAGTAATCCTCAAGACTTGTTTTTTAAAGCAAGAGACAATAGCTACAGGCCATTGGCAAAGGTAACTAATTATGAATTTACGACAGTTCGCGAATTAGTACAGACTGAAACTTTAGGAGATACTTTTAAAAAGCAGTATGAGAATGGCTTGATTCAGGGGCAAGGTTCTGTTACGTGTTTCTGGGAGCATCGTTATTTATTGGATGATCCGGATACCAGACATGCCGTAAAACCTGAATTTGCATCTTATTTAGCCCGTTTAATTCTTCGTTTAAATCAAGGTTCAGAATTTTTAGGTAAATTTTATTTATTTCGTGAAAGATTAAGTTCGCCTAATAACGCATGGTATGAATGTGAGGCACAAGTTACTAATTGCGCCATAACTGTTCCAGCAGCAGGAGTTTTAGAGGCACGTATAGATTTTATTACTAACGGAA